GTAAACACGGGTTAGTTATAAAGGAGGATAACTGACAATGAAACAACAGATTTACAATACTGCACTTTATCTTAGGTTAAGCCGAGATGATGAATTACAGGGCGAAAGTTCCAGCATTACCACACAGAGAAGTATGTTGCGTTTATATGCAAAAGAACATCATTTGAATGTCATTGATGAATATATTGATGACGGCTGGTCGGGAACAAATTTTGACAGACCGAGTTTTCAAAGAATGATTGAGGATATAGAGGCAGGAAAAATCAACTGTGTTGTAACGAAAGACCTTTCCCGTCTTGGCAGAAATTATATTATGACAGGACAATATACAGAATTGTATTTCCCTAGTCATAATGTCCGCTACATAGCGATTGATGACGGTGTAGACAGCGAAAAAGGCGAAAGTGAGATTGCACCATTTAAGAACATCATCAATGAATGGGTGGCAAGAGATACAAGCCGTAAAGTCAAATCAGCATTTAAGACAAAGTTTGCGGAGGGGGCTCATTACAGTGCTTATGCTCCGTTAGGATATAAGAAACACCCTGACATCAAAGGAAAACTGTTGATTGATGATGAAACAAAATGGATTATTGAAAAAATCTTTTCCCTAGCCTATCAAGGTTACGGAAGTGCAAAAATCACAAAGCAGTTAAGAGCAGAAAAAGTTCCGACAGCGTCATGGCTAAATTTTACAAGATACGGTACTTTTGCACATATCTTTGAGGGAAAACCCGAAAGTAAGCGTTATGAGTGGACGATTGCTCATGTCAAGGCGATATTGAAAAGTGAGGTTTATATCGGAAACAGTGTTCACAATATGCAGTCTACGGTATCGTTCAAGAGTAAAAAGAAAGTGCGTAAACCCGAAAGTGAATGGTTTCGAGTAGAAAACACTCACGAGCCGATTATTGACAAGGAAGTGTTCTATCGTGTGCAGGAGCAGATAAAATCAAGACGCAGACAGACAAAGGAAAAGGCAACGCCGATTTTTGCAGGGCTTGTCAAGTGTGCGGATTGTGGCTGGTCTATGAGATTTGGAACGAATAAGGCAAATAAAACGCCTTACAGTTATTATGCTTGCAGTTACTACGGGCAGTTTGGCAAAGGTAATTGTTCTATGCACTACATTCGTTATGATGTGCTGTATCAAGCCGTATTGGAACGCTTGCAGTATTGGGCTAAGGCAGTACAGCAGGACGAAGAAAAGGTATTGAACAAGATACAGAAAGTCGGCAATGCAGAGCGAATACGGGAAAAGAAGAAAAAGGCAAGTACATTGAAGAAAGCCGAGAACAGACAAAATGAGATTGACCGTTTATTTGCGAAAATGTATGAAGATAGAGCCTGTGAGAAGATAACAGAGCGAAATTTTGTGATGTTGTCCAGCAAGTACCAAAAAGAACAGATAGAACTGGAACAGCAGATAACAAGCCTAAGAGAAGAACTAAGTAAAATGGAACAGGATATGATAGGTGCTGAAAAGTGGATTGAGTTAATCAAGGAATATTCCGTACCAAAGGAACTGACAGCACCATTATTAAATGCCATGATAGAAAAAATCCTCATACATGAAGCAACAACGAATGAGGATAACGAAAGAATACAGGAAATTGAGATATATTACCGATTTATCGGAAAAGTTGAGTAATCAACAAGAGTAATATTTTTAACTAAGGGAAACCGGAAAGTCACAGTTGGAGATGAACTGGAACTGACAGATGAGCGGTTCAAAGAGTTGTCTACGGCAAGTAACGACGCAAAAATGGCGTTGGTAAAAGCAAAGCCTGCGAAAAAGGCGGTTGTAAAGAAAGGATAAGGTGATCCTGAATATCTCCCAGCTCCGGGTTACAGAGCACACGAAGCATCCGTAAGGGTGCTATTTTTCTACCCTTTTTTATAGGTTGCAGGGTATAAAGAACAACGGTACATCCCAGTACCGGGAGAGCCGGTATAAAAATCTATGGAGGTAAAGAAAAATGGAGTGGTTACAGAAAATTTTATCAAATGCGGTTTATGGGGCAGATGGGAAGCTGGATGTAGAGGCTACCATGAAAAAGGTGAATGAGGAAGCACCAAAGCATATCATTCCGAAAGAGCAGTATAACGGAAAGGTAAAGGAGCTTGAGACTGCAAATAAGACAATCGGGGATCTGAAAAAGAACAATGCCGATAACGAGGAGCTTCAGAAGACGATCAAAACGCACGAAGGGACAATCAAGCAGTTAAAAGCTGACCATGAGAAAGAGATTAAAGGCATGAAGATCGATGCGGCAATCAATAAGGCGCTTGCGGATAACAATGCGAAACACGCGGAATTGCTGGCAGGGAAAATTGACCGTGAAAAACTGATCGTTTCGGATGATGGAACAGTTTCAGGACTGGACGAGCAGATGAAAGGCTTGAAGGAAAGCTATAAGGATCTGTTTAATCCTGTTTTGTCGGGAAGAAATCCGGCAAACCCTGACGGAGGTGGTTCAGGGGTAACGGCATTTGATACACTTGTGCAAAACGCCGACAGCATGACAGCCGAAGAAGTGGCGGTACAGTTTGCGGCGATGGCGAAAGAATAAGAAAGAGAGAGGATGAAAGAATATGGCAGCAGATAATTTTAAACCTACCCTTTGGGAGGGAGCGCTTCTCGCGAACTTCCATTCCGTATCGATTGCGGACGTATTGGCAACAAAACCGACAGAAATTAAAGGGCAGAAAGTTATTTTTAACCGGGTTGCAGGGGGAACACTGAAAGATTACTCGGGAAGTGTGGACTGGGATGATATCGACACGACTCCGGTAGAAATGGTATTTGACAAGAAGAAATATTTTGCGTTTGCGCTGGATGATGTGGATAAGGTGCAGTTAAAAGCAGATCTTTTGTCGGCGACAACGAAAGAACATGCGGCGGTTCTTGCAGAGACGTACGACAAAGACTTTTTCGCGGCGCTGTTGGCAGGGACAAAACTTCTGATCGGAAGTTCCTCTGCGAAGAAGAAAGTAACTGCGGCAAGCGCATATGATTACATCGTAGATCTTGGAACGATGCTCTCCAAGAAGAAAGTTCCGAAAGTCAACCGTTTCGTGACGGTAAATGCGGACTATCTCGGATTACTGTCCAAAGATAAGCGCTTCACGGCAAACCCGAAAGTGTTGGAAAATGGAGTGGTAGAAGGTCAGACAATCAACGGCATGCAGGTGATGTGTTCCGAGGAACTTCCGGCAAACGTCATTATTGCAAACCATAAATCCGCGATCGGTGCGGCGAAACAGATCAATGAAGTAGAAGCGATGCGTCTGCAGAATAAATTTGCAGACGGAATCCGTGGACTTTGTGTGTACGGCGATAAAGTACTCCGTGACGATGCAAGTGCAGCATTATATTTTGAAGTCGGAACAGCGGCAGATGCAGATCCGATCAACGTCAAGATCACAAACGATACAAAGAGTCCGGTAAACACAAAAGAGGTATCAGCCTAGAGGGGGAGTAATCCCTCTCTTTTTGAGGTGATGAAGAATGGAAAAAAAGATTTTAAAGGAATTGTTGAAGCGTCCGGGAATGTCTGAACAAGACTGGGAGCTTTTGGAAGACATGATCCACGACAGCATCATCGACATGCGGAGTTACTTAAATTATGAGGATGAAGAGTCACTGCCGGAAGGGGTAATTCCGGCTGTAAAAGAACTGACGCTGATCCGTTTTAACAAAGACGGAGTTGAGGGAATTGCAAGCGAATCCCAAAGCTTCGGCGGAAGTACGACATATATGGATGCTTTGCCGGATCAGGTAAAGCGAACGATCAGAAGATATAGAAGATTACCGAGGTGATAGATATGTCAATTAACAGAGATATGAAATCGTATCGGCTGCAGAAAGAAGAAACTGTCAGAACTCCATCCGGGGCAGAAAAACAGAAATGGATTGACATGGGCGGGGTAAAAGCTGCCGTTTACAAGAAAAATGATATGAAGGTGGCTGCATCTGCGACCTATTTGGAATCGACACATATAGGGCTGACGCGCTGTAAAAGTATCAAAGCAGAGGGATACCGCCTTGTAAAAGACGACGTTGTCTATCGAATTATAGATTGTAATCCGCAGGGACGCATGACGAATCTTCTGTTGAAGGTGGTGGAGTGATGGCAGATAATGACGATTTTGTTCAAAGTATCCGGGATGCAACGGCAAAGATTACTTTGGACATGGAGAAGAAAGTGTCGCAGGCGTGTCTTGTAGTGGAAGGTGAGGCGCGCCAGCTTTGTCCGGTCGATCAAGGTCATCTTAGGGCGTCGATTACAAGTGAGACGGAAATCACGGCAAGCGAAATTATCGGCAGGATTGGGAGTAATTTGGAATATGCCCCCTATGTGCACAACGGCACAGGTATTTACGCTGTAAACGGAGACGGAAGAAAGACGCCGTGGGTGTATGAAGTGAAAGCAGGAAAATACAAAGGGATGCATTTTACGGTAGGACAGAGACCAAAACCGTTTTTGTCATACGCCATTATCTACAATGCGGCACAGATTGAGAAAATACTCGGAGGTTGATATGGAGATTAGCATTAAAAACTATATCGAAACGGAGATCCCGAAACTGTTGGGCAAATTATATCCGGTATTTACAACAGTGTTAGACGATGTAAGTGTAGTTTATACATTTACCCCGATATCCGGCGGACATGTAAAGCAGAGTCAGCTTGAGTTAAAGATCATGCACCGGGATTATGATACTTGCAAAGATACAGAAGTGAAATTGAAAGATCTGCTCGATATGGAAGAAGATGATCCTTATATTACAACCGGGAATATCCGTTTTCATTCTGGTATAGCAGGTGGAGGAACAATATTTAATGATGGGTGTCAAATGTTTGAAGATACCCTGTATTTTATCATTGATTGGAGGAAACGTAATGAAAAACAATGACGAAATTTTAATCGGAGCGTGTGATGTGTATATGTATGAATTTACCGGAACAGAGATCCCGGAACACGCGACCATTGAAACAGAAGAACATGATGTCGGGCATTGCTCTTCTGGGTTTACCGTAAATTATAAGCCGACAAAATACGATGTGAAAAATCAGTATGGACAGATTGTAAAGTCTGCGATCACAGAAGAGGCGATCTCGGCAAAGACGGGAGTTTTATCGTGGAATCTTGCGAATATGTCTCTCTTATCCACCGGAGTCTACACGGAAGATAAGGCAGGAAAGAAAAAAGATCTGATTTTTACCGGGGATGGAAAGGCATTAAAAACAGTTTTGCTTAGGGCAGTACACACAAAGGAGAACGGGAAAAAGATTCGTTTTACGATGATCGGCCAGGGCGGATCGGGATTTGCAATCGCGTGGGAGAACAAAGAAGTAACGATCGATGCAGAATTAACAGCGATCAAGAAAGTAAAAGGTTTCCTTGCAAGTTTTGAAGAAGAACTTACGGAAGAAGAAGCGGCGGCGATTGTCGCGGCATAGGAGGGCGCAATAAGGTGTTAGATTTAGATCAATACATGAACAATTCCGTGAAAATAAAGCTGTTTGGGAAAGAATATGATGTATTCGAGCCGACAGTCGGAATGATTTTAGAAATGGATCAGTTAGAGGCGGATATGTCCGAAGACAATGTATATGAAAAACGGATCGATGCATGCTTGCTCCTGATAAATCATAACAGGCAGGGCAGGGAGTTTACGGCGGATGAGATAAAAAAACTCCCGCTAGAAGCAGTTATCCGTTTGATTGCGGAAGTATCAGCGCTGCGGCTGAAAGCAGATACAGACCCAAACTCCGAATCCCAGTTCCGGAAGGAGAAATCGGAAAAGCAATCTGCGAAAAGTATTTCCCGACAGAGAACTGGGAAAGAGCATACAACCTAAAAACAGGAATTATAAAAAGAATAAGTCAGTATACAGGACTGAATTTCCGTGAGGTCTTGGAGTTGCCTTATTCTTTTTTCTTGCTCCTAAATCGGGAAAGTTGGATTGCAAGCTATCAATCTTCTAAAGACGGAAGAGAAATTTTGAAAAATTTGTGGAGATTGCAGCAGACGGAAGCGGATGAGGATGCGATCCATAAATTTACGGGAGGGAGACAGAAATGGCAGGAAGCATAAAATTAGCCCCTCTTTTAACAGAGATTAAAGTCGATATTGAAAATTTTAAAAACGACATGGAGAAAGCGTCTGCGATCGGCACAAGCGAAGCAAAGCGGATCAGTAAGGTGATGGAAACGACGGCGAAAGTCGGAAAAAATTTTTCTAAAGCAGGTGATCTGTTGACGAAAGGCTTGACACTTCCGATCGTGGGCGTAGGCGCTGCAACGACAAAAATGGCGGTTGATTTTGAGAGCAGCTTTGTAAAAGTAAGTACACTTCTGGATTCAAATGTCGTAGATTTTGCACAGTACAAAAATGAGCTTCTTGATGCAAGTAGCGAAACGAAGGTGGCGGTGGATGAATTTTCAGAAGCTGTCTATTCTTCAATCTCTGCGGGAGTGGATCAAAAAGAAGCGATCCAGTTCACGACGGATGCGATGAAACTTGCAAAAGGCGGTTTTACAGACGGGGCGAAAGCAGTAGACGTCCTTACGACGGCGATTAATGCGTATGGACTAGAAGCGAGTGATGCCACGAGAGTATCCGATTTATTGATCACAACGCAGAATTTGGGTAAAACAACGGTGGACGAACTGGCGTCAAGCATGGGAACAGTGATCCCGGTTGCAAATGCGTCGAATTTCAGCATTGAGGAATTGAGTGCATCTTATGCACAGCTTACGAAAAACGGTGTGGCAACAGCGGAATCGGGAACGTACTTAAAAGCAATGCTGTCAGAGTTGTCAAAAAGCGGAAGTATTGCGGACATAACGCTGCGGGATCTGACAGGAAAAGGTTTTGCAGATCTGAAAAAAGAGGGGACGTCTACAACAGAGATTTTGAGTCTGTTAAATGTAGAGGCACAAAAGAACGATAAGACTTTGAAAGATATGTTTGGCTCTGTGGAAGCAGGATCGGCGGCATTGGTGCTGTATAAAAACAACGGCGAAGAATACAACGAAATGCTGCGGGGAATGGAGACAAGCGCAGGGGCGACACAAAAGGCGTTTGAAAAAATAGATGCGACTCCGGCAGAACAGTTAAAAGGCGCATTGAATGAACTTCGGAACGAAGGAGTACATTTTGGTGCAGCGTTTGTTCCGGTAATCGAGAAAGCGTCTGATATATTAGGGGATGCGGCAGAAGCATTTTCCGAATTAACAGATGAGCAGAAAGAGAATGTGGTGCAGTGGGGAATCACTCTTGCGGCAGCAGGTCCGGCGTTAAAACTAATCGGCGGTGGGATTCAAACCTATACTAAGTTAAAGACAGGAATAGGAGCAGTCACAAAAGCACTTAGCGCTTTCGGTGACGCACAAGAGGCGGCAGGCATAGGAGGATCTGTGCTTGCAAAAAGCTTTACAGGCGCTCTGGGAACATGTGCACCCCTTGCGGCAGGTTTAGCAGCGGTTGGCGCCGGAGTATATGCTCTTCATGAGCAAAGCGATGTGCTCAATTCCACAGTCCTTAAATCGAGAGAGGAAATGTCATGGCTGGAAGAAGCACTGGCAGATCTGCAGGGAGTTACAAGGTACACGAAAGATGAACTGGAAGAAATGGGGTATGTACATAAAGAATTCAGCGATGAGTTAAGTCCTGAATTTCAGGAAGCCGTGGAAGAATCTACGAAAAAGGTCCAAGAATTCAGTGTGTACTTGCACGAGATCGGATTTGACGGAATCATGACACAGGAGGAAACCGATGGGTTTACGAAACGGGTCAATGGTATATGTGACGAAGTAATCTCGACGATCGAAAACAGGAAAGAGGAGGCGCAAAGCGGACTGAAAGACCTGTTCATCGCAGATGATCAGGTGATTGATGAAAGCGAACAGAAAGTACTGGAACTGTTGTCGCAATCAAGTGATGCGCAGATTAGTGAAGTACAGACGTTACAAGGTGAAATTCTTGCGATCCAGCAAAACGCAGCGAATGAAAAACGACAGTTGAATGAGCAGGAAATTGCAGACATCCAAAGTAAAAACGAACGGATACGTCAGATTGAGTTGGAAGCGCTGGGAGGAACAGAGCAGGAAATCCTTTATGCAAAAAATGAGTTTGCTGCTCGAGTGCGAACGATGGATCTTGAAAGTGCATCGGAACTTTTACAAGAGAAAGCGAAGATCAGAGATGATGAAATCGTACAGATTCAAGCGGCCTACGACACAGAAATACAGCTACTGCAGAGTAAACTTAGCACATGCAAGGAAGAAGATCGGGCGTATTATGAAGAACAGATCGCAAATTTAGAGCAGGATAAGCAGAAAAAGATTACAGAACAGCGTGACCTTTACGACGAATATCTACGAATTATCGAAGAATACAACCCGAAATTACTGGAGGGAATCAGCGACTTGAATGGTCAGATCCTCACAGGAGAGGAGGAAAGGAATGCTGAATATCTGCAAAAGGTACAGGAAAGGTATGCGGGGTTAGAGCAAATTACAGAGTCAGGATGTTATACCCTATATAACATGGAAAAAGGCACAAATGAGGATATCGTGGTCAATTATGATCAGGCAACAGGGAAGATTGTCGGTCTCTACAACGAAGCATCTGGAACACTTGTTGGATATTCGCAAGAAATCCAAGCTGCGACGATGGAGATGGCACTGAGCGGAAAAGGGTCTTTTGAGATGCTGGGAACATCCTTAGATGGACTGAAAGAGAAGAACGGTGAACTCGTCAATGCGAATGGGGATGTTGTGAGCTCCTTGTCGGACATTAAAAAGTCGGCAGACGGCACGCGGGAAGGAATTGCGATTTTAAACGGAACACCTTGTGAGGTAAAGGTTAATAAAGACGGAACAATCGCAGATTTACGGGCGATTGATGAGGAAGCGAACAACGCCACGAGAGCGAGGACACTGTCGATCACATTAGCAACGAACGCAATAACAAGTGGCATTAACGCTGCGATTTCAGCAGCGCAGGGATATTCTCACTATAACGGACTTGATAACGTACCTTACGACGGATATCAGGCAGTGTTGCACAAAGGAGAGCGTGTCCTGACAGCAGAGGAGAACAAGGCGTATAGTAACGATCCGGGGATTGATTACAATAAGATGGAAAAGTGTATGAAATCTGCGGTCAGGGAACTTACTTTATCAGTGGGCAGCAGGGAACTCGGCAGAATTATGGATGAGCATTTGCGAGAAAGGGGGATTCTGTAAATGGATGTGTATTACATTAATCATTTAAACGAAAAGATTCTCCTCGACTCTGAAAATGTGATTCTGAAGTATCAAGAGTTATTCAACTATTCATGGGATGCAGATACAGATAATGGGAAAATAACGTCATTTACAAGAGAAATGGCCACATATCCCATTACGGTTACTGTAACCGCGGATTCAGATGAGGAATTTGCGGACATCCTGAATAATTTCCACAGCATCGTTGTAAAAGACATCATAAACCACAAACCGGGGCGGCTGTATATTGGAGATCAGTATTTGTCCTGCTATATATCCGGCGATATAAAAACGGATGCGTTTATGGGTGTTCCGATACAGGTTAAAAATCTTACCGTTGTGACGGATCATCCGTTTTGGATTCACGAGGTATCAAGATCTTTCCAGCAGATTATATCGGGGGATGATCCAGAGGGGCATTTAGATTATGAGTATGATTTTAACTATGATTACACAATGCCATATGGCAGTGATTTGATTTGGACAGTAGATCATTTTGCCCCCTGCGAATTTCTTCTGACGGTTTTCGGGCCTGTGACAGATCCGATGATCTTAATTAATGGACATCCGTATCAAGTTTATACATCTCTGGACGAGAATGATTACATGCAGATCAATAGCCGGAATAATACGATTGTTAAATATAGGTCGGATGGAGTCCGACAGGATATTTATGATTCCCGAGCAAAGCAACAGTCAGTATTCGATCTGATTGCGCCGGGAAATATCCGTGTTGTTTGGCCAGGAAGTTTCGGCTTCGATCTTAAATTATACTGCGAAAGGAGCGAGCCGAAATGCAAGACGAAAGGCAGTTGATCCTTGCGGATCAGAATTTCCGGGATATCCGTCCAGTGATGGGAGCGGAAATTGATATGGCGATTGGATCGGATGAAAACGACTATGAAATCAAGATTCGGCGCGATCAGTGGGATGACCGATATAAGTATGGGAATGTGTTTTACATCAATGATACAGAGTTTGGCGGTATTATCGGGAGGAAGAAGATAAACACGACAGACAGCACAATATCTTTATTTGGCAGGACGTGGAGAGGAATGTTGGAAAAGAAAATCATTCGTCCCCCCACCGGGCAAGATTATAAGAAAGTATCCGGTGAACTGAGTGTGGTGTTAGATGGTCTGATCGCAGAACATTTCGGTGATTATTTTGTTGTGTCCCGAAGTGATACGGGAATATTTGTAACTGATTATCAATTTGATAGGTACTGTACTTTACTGGCGGGTCTCACAAAGATGTTAAAAAGTGTCGGGTATCGGTTACAGATACGGTATGTACAGCAGGAGAGAGGGCAACCCGGATACGTGGAATTGTCGGCAGTACCGATTGAGGACTACTCGGAAAAAATTGAACTGTCACAGGACAGCAGGTTGAACTTTACATTTGATGAAAATAAAAACGGTATCAATCATTTGATTTGCCTTGGAAAAGGCGAATTGCAGGATCGGCAGGTGATTGATCTGTACGTCCAGGAGGACGGCAGTATTGGCAGAGATTTGTTTTATACAGGAATCAGGGAAGTTTGTGGGGTATATGAAAATACGTCAGCAGAGCGTGATGAGTTGGAAGAAAAAGGAAGAGAAAAGCTGGCGAAGCTTATGAACAGAACTATTTTTGAAATGAATGTTGAGCAGTTAAAAATGAATGTTGAGATTGGGGATATTATCGGCGGGCGTGATTACGGCACGGGGATGTATGCGGCAAAGCCGATTGCAAAAAAGATTTACCGGGTAGCGGGAGGAAAGACCTCTCTTGAATATAAAGTAGAAGGAGATGATTAATTATGGAATTAGTAACAGGAAGATCGGGGAAGCCGCACATCACATCACAGCAGGTTCGGCAGCTTCAACAGGGGATTTTTGGGGAGAATGCCTGTATCCTTAATACGGGAAGTATGCTGACACCGGAAGTGCAGAGCTCAAATAAAATCCGTATCAAAGATGGCGCGCTGATGTTTCAGGGTGCTCTCTTTACTGTTAAAGTTGGGGTTTACGATGAGGTAACTATCAACAATGGTAATCAAGGAATGAAGAGAAAAGATGTGATTGCAGTCAAATATACATATGACTCGTCACGAAACATTGAGTCAGGAGAATGGGCGGTTGTGCAGGGTACGCCAGCGGCAAGTAATCCGGCAGTGCCTAGTATGCCGGTAACGGATGGAGATATTCAGGCGGGTGATGCAGAAGTGTATTGTCCGGTATTTGTAATTAATTTGGATGGGATAAATGTTACGGGCGTCGATATCATACCTCCGATGATGGACGACATGTCTACGATAAATAAATATTTGTCACAATTACAGTCGTATCACGATAAAAAGACGCTCACACCGACCGATCTGGGAATAAGGAACGGAGTGTGGGAATCCATAGCAAACAATTCGTATAAAACCGGGAAAACGATACACCTAAATATGGAAATTTATACAACTGCCACAATAGTTGCAAACTATGTGTATGACAATGTTTTTACAATACCGTCACAGTATCGCCCATTAAATGATACTATCGTAAATGCAATAGCGTCAGATGGGGCGTACAAAAACGCGGTTGCCTGCACAGCTATGGTAAAAGAAAATGGTAATCTGTTTATCTGCATACCCAAAGCGACAAACAATTATCTTTTTATCGACGCGGAGTGGGAAATTAAATAACGCTTATCACTTCCATGTTCCACGCACATAATAGGATAAAGTAAAGCTGGCTTTCCCCCATGATGTTGCGGCGAGCACATGGTATTTAAAACCGGATTTGAAATTGTCGGAAGATCCATAAACATTTCCCCAAATAGCTCCACCACCTCCGATTGACAAAACTGGACGGCATGAAGTTTTGGATGCGACGGGATATTTAACGGGAAACTCGATCGACTGATAGATATTCCCAGCTTTTGCATCGATCGCGCAAGTTAAATTTGAGTCAAACCACATTTCGAGCGTTCCGTCATTCCACTTACGATATTTCCCATTGGGATTGTTACCTTCCTCGACAATGTAGTTTTTAGTTTTCAATGTCTTATCACGTAACTCCGACAAATATTTATTTTCCCAAAAGATTAAGAAAGGATTGATTTTTATGAAGCTTATTTTTAATGATGCAACCGAGATTATTGTTCAGCAGGTTGAATCCCACGGGGATTATCTGCGAATTCTGACGGTTGGAAATACTCCGGAACAGTTAAAGGTGCTGTTTACTGATCAAAGCCGGACAGTCCACATGATTGTGCAAGAGCGAGGGCAGACTGTAGCTGCGCACGAGGGATATACAGCATTTTACAGGACGGAGATTTATACCGGGAAGATTTACGGCGTGGTGATGTACAAGCAGGAAACCCTTCCGGAAACGCAATCGCAGATGATTCAGGCAGCTATGCTGGTTGCGCAGATGCAGGCGCAGACATTTGATGATGAGCAGGCGCAGGCGGTCAAAATACTCTATCCGCAGTGGCAAGATGTAATAGGGCAGACTGTTGAGAAAGGGTATAAGTTTGTGCATGGGGATGTGTTGTATAAGACGATTCAAGATAGCTTACTGATCCAAGAACAGTATGTTCCGGGCGAGGGAACAGAGAGCCTGTATGCTGTCATTGATGAGACTCATGCCGGTACGCAGGAGAATCCAATTCCGTATGATGGCAACATGGCGCTGGAAAAGGGCAAATATTACAGCCAGGATGGAGTGATCTATCTGTGTAATAGAGATACAGAAAACCCAGTGTATCATAATTTGAGTGATTTAATCGGATTATACGTGGAAAAGGCAACGGAATGAGAAAGGCGGGTAGCATATGGCAGAGATCAAGGAAGTAAAGACAGAGAAAACTACTGTAGCTGCGGGAGAGCGCATTCGGATCAGCTTTGAGTTCTGGTACGAGCAGGATTATCCCCATGACTATCCCTATGACTACCCAATAGCTTCAGAACGCAAATAAGTTTTAGGAGGATTTAATGATATGAGTGAAATAACAAGAGCTTATGCTGTATATAAAGGGCAGCAGTATAATGCGTCATATAATTCGGGAACACAGTTGTGGAAAGTGGATATCCCATCGGGAGCGGAATCGTCCTACGGACAAAACAATCATACATATCCAATCGAACTCCATGCCTTTGACGCAGCGGGCAACGAGACGATCATGCACGCCACCGACGGGACATATGGAGATCAGTTAAACATCCGTGTTTTGGAAAAGACGAAACCCGTCGCAAAGATCATCTCCCCAACCCAGGGCAGTGTCCTTGGATCAGCAGCGCAGGACATCAAACTTGAGCTTTCTGATGCCGGCGGCTCCGGTCTTAATATGGCATCTGTAATCTTTAAGGTCAACAATGTTCAGGTTACACAGGGCGTATCATGGGCAGATCAGGGTGGTAAAAAGGTTTGTACCTACCATGCGACCAACCTGTCGGATGGATCAAACTCTGTATCCTTACAGGTAACAGACAATGATGGAAATGTATCCGATGCTGCGACAGTATCCTTCGTCATTTCAACTTCTGCCCCGACGCTTAATGTTACAAGCCCGCAGGATAATTTGCTGACAAACAGCAACAGGGTAACAGTAGCAGGTACTGCTGCGGCCGGATCGGATGCGGTAACGCTTACAAGCGTTAAGATTAACGGAGAAGTCGTGTCCTTTGGATCAGGTGGGGCGTTTAGTAAGGAGATTACGCTTAGAGAAGGCGAGAATGAAATCACAGTAGTTGCAGAGGACAGCATCGGAAAGACTACATCTGTTACGAGACATGTCACAGTTGATACCAAAGCGCCGATTATATCTGACGTCGAAGCAGAAGCGACCACGGTAAACGCAAATGGTATGATTCGCTTATCCTTTAAGATTGTAGATCCGGCAGATTGATATGATTATCAGAGTATGGGGCATTGTAAACTCTACAGAAGTGGAGTTTACGCCCATCCCGGATCGTCCCGGGTACTGGGAGGGATATGCCCCGCGACTGCCGGGACTGCAGGAAATAGAGGTGTGGGCAGAATCTGACAGCGGACTTAGAGGACATCTGTATTGCACTGTGACGCTTGATTATCACGCGCATACAGAGGCGCGGTTACTGGGAGATCGGACGGAGGCAAGATTGATTGATATGGGCGGCAAGGTGCGCTTGTTACTGCTTCCGTGGGTGGCACAGCTGGTCACGTTCAGAGATGTAAATGTTCTGCAGGAAAATTATATTGCGAAACTGAAAGGTTGCAGAAAGGCGGTGGTATAATTGCTGGAAAAAGTCGGATTTGAACTCGGCGAGAAAAAATATGTTTGTATCAGTGTGCGGAGCACAAATGGAAAGCCGTTTGATGTGACATCAGCAAAGTATGTCTTACGGAATGGGGAACAGGAAGAGAATCTAGGTACATGTGAAATCATGCAGAAAAGCGATACAGAAACCCTCTTATCTGCACTGATCCAACCGATGATCAAAGGTGGATCATACACGCTGGAATTTACATATGAGATTCCGCCGGAGATTCTGAAGCATGAGGTGCGAATATATGTATCATAAGAGATATGACCACATAGAAATCAGAGCAAGACCGTAACAGGTCTTATTTTTATGTATAAATTAAAAGAAGGGAGACTTATATGCCAGACACAGTTGTAGTCGCTGTTTTGTCCTTGCTCGGTACACTGATCGGAAGCTTCGGGGGTACACAACTTATCAAATATAGGATTGAGCAGCTTGAAAAGAAAGTAGAAAAACATAACTCTGTTGTAGAGCGGACGTATTTGTTGGAAGAAAAAATAAAAGTAGCGAATCATCGCATTGATGATTTGGAAAGGAAGGTAGAGGAATGAAGAACAGAGAATATTGGATAAAATGGAGTAAAGCGGCTGGGATAAGAGCCGTGAAAACAATAGCCGAGACAGCGATATCTTTAATCGGAGCAGATATGGTAAATATCGTATCTCTTGACTGGGTGAATATTGCAGGAGTATGTGCAACAGCCGGAGTTATATCATTACTGATGAGCTTAAAAGGATTGCCGGAAGTGAATGTGCCGGAGTATGAAGATTCAGAGGGCGAGTAACACCGTCCTCTTTTGTGTGGAAGAAAGGAGAAGAACATGAGTATTTGTAGAGGAGTAGCAGGACTTAGAGGGGGAAATCCGAGAGGAATTTTTATTCACAACGATGCAGGATCACAAAATGCAAATGCAGCGTTTTACAGAAAATGGCTGCAAACACATCCGTTAGAAAACGGATTTGCTCACGCTTATGTAGCTAGTGACGAGATCTTGTATGCGGAAGATGATGCCTACGCAGCATGGCACTGCGGGCAGACAGACGGAAACCAGAACTATTATTCGATCGAGGTCTGTCAGAGTATGGGGGATTTGGAAATCTTTAGGAAAAATGAAGAGAATGCGTTGAAGCTGGCAGCACAGAAGTGTAAGCAGTACGGTATCGTTCCAAACGCGAGTACAATCCGGCTGCACAAGGAGGTATTCGCGACAGCGTGCCCGCACAGATCCGTAGAGATTCATGGAGGGGATTCCGGATGTAAGACATACTTTATTAATAAAATCCGTGAGTATATGGGAATGGACAAGCTGCCGGATGTTCCGGTTGCAGGTGGAGGTGGATGTGTTGGCGCATCCGGTGATCCCGGCATCGTGTTTACTTATGGTGTTATGCTGACAGATGGAACAACCCTGCCCTTTGTGACAAATCTGTCTGATTTTGCAGGACTTCCGGGTCGTACAATCGCCGGTATCGCGATAAAGGTTAATAAAGGTACTGTAAAATACCGCGTGCATGTAAAGGGCAAAGGATGGTTACCTTACGTAACCGGATGTAACTGGTCTGATGCAAACAACGGCTATGCTGGATATCCGGGAGCTGTGATCGATGCCGTAGAGGTATATTATGATACTCCGGCGGACATTGTTGCAAAATACGGTTATCAAAAAGCACAGTACAGAGTTGCTCCGATCGGCGGCGGTTACTATCCGTGGCAGTTCGATAACGAAGTGGGAAAGGGTCAGGACGGATATGCTGGATGTTTCGGCATTGCGTTTGATAAATTTCAGCTGTACTAAAAAAAACATTCCCCGGAGGATCAGCTCCGGGGTGGAATATTGTATCATCTTCGCATCAATATTTTAGCCTTATGCGTCATCCCCAAATCCGGTGACAAGTGTGAGGTCGATGTTTTCATCTTTGAAGTATCCTTTCTCAATCGCCACATATAGTGGAGCATAGAAAACAGAATGAGCCACTTCGTTTAGTGTGATTTTTACAGGGGAAGTTTTTTGAGACGATACTTCAAAGGAGTCGGAAGCTGTCGTTTTATCTCCGGTTTCGGCTTTAGAGCATCCCATACACAAAGAAAATACAAGAAGGAAGGCAAAAAGAGAGGTTAAAAGTTGTTTTTTCATGAAATCTCCAGATGATTTGGTTTTATTGTAATATATGTAAAATATAACCGTACAGTGAAAAGGATATAAAAACAGAGCGATACGCAAGTCTCCCGGTTTTGGGGATTCCTGTAAGTAACGCTCTGCTTTTAAATTTCAGTTTTTCTAAAACAGTTATGGCTTTCTAATCGTCAAATTCTTCCTCGGCATAATC